AATAATCAATTAAATGTTAATGATATGCCAAAAGTATTAGTACATGAATTACTACATTTAAATCAAATTAAAACAGGTAAATTAGGAGTTACTAGTAATGGTAGATACATTTGGAATGGTTGTCAAATAACAGTGGATCCTAATATTGATTATGATACATTACCTTGGGAAAAAGATGTTGTCGCAAAACAGAGTCCTATTTTAAATAAGACTTTAGAGCACATAAATAGCTCAAATTCCGCAAACTAAAGTACTCATTTTCACACCTCAGGGGCTTCAAAATCGCTAGAATGTTCAGGAATAGACTCTGATACACTTCTAGCGATTCCTACAATAATTTGACAATAAATGGGTTTGGGTGTACAATACTAACATGAACTCAAAAATCAACCGTAAACGCAGAACAGACCGCAATCAAGTGATTTACTACATCCAAGATACAGTAACACTTGAGTACTACATCGGCTTGACTGCATTGTCATTCAAAGGTAACGTTTTCAAAACATTACGCCGTCGTATGCAAAAGCATATGCAACGTGCTATGACAGAAAACAAAAACTGGGGTTTGTCACGTGCTTTGCGTGAACAAGGCGCCGAGCGTTTTGTATTTGGAACTATTGAAGTTGTTCGAGGCAAACGTCCTGCTCATGCACATGAGACAGAATTAATTAACACACTAAAACCCGCACTTAACACATTTGGATTAAAATAATGAACGAACGAATTAAAGAACTAGCAACACAAGCAGGTTTCGATTTAGATAATTTGCCCGATGAGGTATACATCCCCTTACAATTATTTGCTGAACTAACAGCCAAAGAATGTGTATCAATTATGACTGATGCCAGTCAATCTAAGTTACGCCTTAGTGATGCTATTTGGAATACTAAACAACATTTTGGAGTAAAATAATGAACGAACAAATTGAAAAATTGATTAACAGTACAGTAGAGATTTTGGATCGTGATCCTTTGAGTCAATCTGAGGACACTTATTCTATCCTACTTAAATTCACACAAGCCCTTGCTACCGAGATAGGTGAAATTGTAGTAGCAAGTCCTTACAATGAAGGCGTTCACATGTACTTTGATGAGAAGATTGCCCGCTATGAAGTTAAGAAAAGTGTAGGACTTGTAGAATGAAAGTAAACGATACGTTACAATGGTCAGGTGCCTTGTTTGTGATTATCGGCCACGTTTTGAACTCAATAGGTCCTAGTGTTTATCCCTACAATATTGTAGCATTTACATTAGGTACTGTTGCGTTTTTAGCTTGGGCCAGTCGTGTAAAAAATAGTCCACAAATAGTTGTTAATGTAGTTTCAATGGTTACTTGTTTAATAGGATTAGTTAATGCTTGGAGATAAAATGAACAAATTAATTAAAGATGGAAAAGTGGCTGTATTGTACAGCCCAGGATTTGGTGCAGGATGGTTCACTTGGAACCCTACTATGCCTGAACTTATTTTTGAACCTGCCATAGCACAATTTGTAGTGGACGAAAAGTTTGACGAACTACAAACTTATGTGGCATTAAAGTATCCTGAAATATACGATGGCGGTTTAATGGACTTAGAAGTTACTTGGATACCCGAAGGCACTGAGTTTAAAATCAATGAGTATGACGGAGCCGAATCTGTTGAAACAAAAGATGAAATAGGTTGGTTAGTAGCATGAAAACTAAAGAAGAAATTATCCATAGTATGTGCCTAACATATAGGCATGACTATGGATTACGCAAAGAACCAGGAGAACCCTCTTGGACATCAGGTATGACAGCAGAAGATGCCGAAATGCTTTACAAAACCATGGAACAGATTTACAATAACAACATTGAACCATTACTAAAAGATGCTAAATGCTTGTATGATGGTTCTGCAGTTGTGATTCCTAAAGACAGAGAACATGCTGAATCACAGGTGAAAGTTGGAATGTTTTATTTGGAACAAAAAAATGAAAAATGATAATCGTGTAGAAATTGAGTTGAATTTAGACGAACATGAAATCTATCAGTTAGCTATGGAAGCTCACAAGAGAGATATCACCTTAAATAAAATGGTAGAAATTATTTTACAAGAGGTAATTGATAAAGATAAAGCTGTCAACTGGATTGAGCCCTAATACGTTAAATACATATAGGAGAAATACTATGAAAAAAATTCTAGTAGCATTATCGCTTTTAGCCCTTACCGGCACATCAATGGCTCAACACTATCATGGTCACGGCTTTCGCCATCATGGTCCACGTGTTATTTACCGTGACAATTGGATCGCACCTGCGGTAGGTGCGTTGATTATTGGTGCGGCAATCAATGAGGCACACAACCGTCACGTACAAACTCAAGTAGTAATTCAAAATCCTACTACATCATTGGGTCAAGTTTGCACACCTTGGACTGAGACACAAAACCCTGATGGCACAATTACTCGTACACGAACCTGTAATCAGTGACCAAATCATTTGCTATTGTATCGTTCATAGTGTATAATGTATTATGAACGATATTTTTTATGGTATTTTTTCGTGGATAAAAGATGATTTTAAATCCCACCGAATTCGCTTTATTATTGAGTTGCTTGCTTGGGCTATTAGTATTGGTTGCAGTATTGTTATGGCATTCACAGTCCCCGACCCTCCGCTACTTGCTCTTTATCCTATGTGGATCTTTGGTTGCGCTCTTTATGCTTGGGCTAGTTGGACTAGGAAATCTTTTGGCATGTTGGCTAACTATTTACTGTTAACCACCATTGATAGTGTAGGATTAATAAGGATGTTAATGTGATACAAATAGAAAAATATAAAAAATACTTTATTCTTGATGGTAAAGCTACTCGTAGTGAATATTGGGGAATCAGTCTTATTTGCTATGTGCTTGCATTACCTGCATTGTTTTTTGCAGGAATATTAGGTGGTCTAATAATTGTATGGACGTTATTATCTACTACGGCAAGACGTTGCCGAGACGCTGGTATTAATCCATGGTTTTCTGCAACAATTTTAATTCCATGGATCGCAGTAATTGCTGTTATTGTATTTGGTTGTTTGAAAACGGAGAAAAGTGATGAGTGAACCAGTACTACCATTTAATGCTGAAATTAATGAATGGACAGATGATGAATGGAATGCCTTTACTGAATGGTTGAAGGGTGCATTGAAAACAAACATTGTAGATGTAACCTTTACTAAAAAAGATGGTACAGAACGATTGATGAAATGTACATTAGATCCTGAAATTTTACCTAAAATAGAAATTAAGGAAGACGCAAAGCCAAGAAAAGAATCAACTACATCCATACGTGTATTTGATACTGAAAAGAACGAATGGCGTAGCTTTACAATTAAATCGGTTAAGAACGTCAAGTTTACAATCGGTTGACAATAAATAGAGTTTCTGCTACAATAAGCACATTATGAAAAAGGAACTCTTAACTTTCACAGTAAAACAGCCCAAACACAGGGCTCACCGAGTGTTGTTTCAAAACAACACTCCGTTCAAGCCTAAGGTCGTGCAGGCTAAAAAAAGCATGTACATTCGGAAATCAAAGCATCCAAAATTTGACAATAATTCGGATCTCTGATACAATACTTGTATTAAAACTTTAAAAGGAAACTTAAAAATGTCTCTAAAAACTGAAGCGGTTGCACAAACCGCAAAAGAATTGGCACTCGCCGCAATCGCAGGATCTGCCACAATTTACTTGCTTACATTAATTCCCGACACAACACTTCCCTACATTGGTATTTCAGTTTGCATTGCAGGTCTGGCATATTTGATGTACAACATCAATCTTGGTCGCCTTCAATATCGCAAGCATTTGGAAGATTTGGATAGTTCTTTGAAGAAAATCAAAGAATAAAAAGGTTGACAATAAATCAATTTGGGTCTACAATAGAGTCTTATTCAGTCAAAAGGAGTTCTTATGAACATCAAGCAAATTAATACTGCTATCATGCAGGGTGATTTTACTAACGAAGAATTAAACAGCATCGGTGACGCAATGCGTTTTGCCCGTGCCCAACTTGTGGTACGAAATAAATCAGTATTGACAATCGGATCTAATGTTAAATTTACTAGTTCAACCCGTGGCACAATCTCCGGTGTTGTAAAGAAAATCAATCGTAAATTTATTATTGTAGATCAGCCCGGACTGTACCGTAGTTGGAAAGTGCCTGCTAACATGTTGGAGGTTCTATGAAGTATTTTTTCATTGCATTGGCGGTAGTGTCACTGATTGCAATCGGACCTCTATTGACTATTTGGTCATTGAACATATTGTTCCCGATGTTGGCCATCAAATACTCTTTGGAGAGTTGGTTGGCAGTAGTTATTTTAGGTGGTTTATTTAAAGTAGGAAAAACAAAATGAGTAAAATGGCAGACTTGTACATGGATATTGAAACCATGCTTGAAAAAGGTACACATCCGGCAACTATCTCCGCGGTACTAGATGTGCCGGTTGTTTTTGTCTATGATGTGATTGAAAGCATTGACGGCCAGACTGAGGAATTGAGTCCTTTTAGGACAATTAATTCGTAAAAATTTGACAATAAATGGGTATTGTGATACAATAGAATCTTAGACAGTTAAATAAAGGACTAACAAATGGCTTATATGAATCAGGAACGCAAAGCAAAGATTACTAAAATGCTTAAGCCAATCTTGGCTAAGTACAAAGTTAAAGGCTCGCTAAGTGTCCGCAATCATAGTA